GCGGAACAGCAGGCGTTTACACCGTTACTGTTGGTGGTACTGTTGCAGAAGGTAACAAGTTCACTATCGATGGCGTAGAGGTTACAATGGGATCAGGCGATGACACTGCTGCCGAGGCTGCTACAGCATTCGTTACAGCATATGGTTCAAGCCATGGTTACTCTGCATCCGCAAGCGGTGCTGTAATCACATTCACAGAGAAGTCCGGTTCTTACGGTATCGGAATGCCTAAGTTCTCAAGCGCAGCTCCTGCTCTTACACTTACAGGCGCTGTAACCACAAAGGGTGTTGCTTCTAAGAAGTACAACACATACCTTCTTGGTGCAGGCGCTCTTCAGTATGCTAAGGCATCTGTTAAGGTTCCCAGTGAGGTATCGAGAGATCCCGCTAAGAACGGTGGTGAGGACATCCTCTACACAAGAATCCGTGAGACTATCCATCCCAATGGATTCAGCTTCGTAAAGCCCGCTACAGGCTACACAGCATCTCCTACGAATGCACAGCTTGCAGATTCCAATAACTGGGTAATCAAGGGCAATCCGAAGAACATCGCAATGGTTAAGATCACAACACTTTGATGAACGGAGAGTAGTATTATGACAGATACCGAGAAGTTAAATAACTTAAGAGTGATGTGTGGACTCAATGCCACAGAGATGCCTGATACTACTCTCGAAATTTATCTTGGCAACGCAAAGAATATCATACTTAGAAGGGCATATCCGCTTGTTGCAGATTACTCGCTTGTAAGCCTTCCTGTCAGGTATGATTCTTTGCAGGTCGAGATAGCTACCGAGTTAGTGTTGAAGCGTGGTGCAGAAGGCGAAACAAGTCATTCAGAGAACGGAGTAAACCGCTCCTATGAAAGCGCAGGCGTGTCGCAAACGCTACTAAGCCAAATAGTACCATGCACCAGGGTAATAACGGTGACGAATGAACAATGAGAAGCTTAGATAGAAATAAAACTAAATTTTATTACTGTCTATATACTGCAGAATCGATGCCTGTTGATGCTGATGGTAATTACACAGGAGAACCGTCAGCAACATATGGTGAACCGATAGAAGCTTATGGAAACATAAGTGCTGCAAGAGGAACAGCAGAGATTGAACAGTTCGGCACCGGATTATCTTATGATAAGACAGTAACTCTTGAAGGGATAGATTGGGACATTGATGAACAGACAGTATTGTTTGTAGATTCAGTTCCGAATGATGGAGCACTTGGAAATCCGCCTTATGATTATAAGGTCGTAAAAGTTGCTAAATCACTTAATGAATTTGTTTTGGCGATAGCGAAGGTGAGAGCCAATGATAAAGCTTGAAGGCAGTCTTGCAAACGTAGATAAGGACATAGCGAAGATAACAGAAAAGATTTCTGAGTCTGCTATTGACCGTTTTTGCGAGAAGCTTGCCGAATATGGCGTAAATGCTGCACAAGAAGCATATGCTGAAGCCACACCGAGCTATGACGATGTACCACATGTTGAATACTCTGACAGGACTATAACAGCATCAGGCGAAGATCTGCTCTTTGTTGAGTTTGGAACGGGTATATTCCAATCCAAACAGCATGAGAAGGCAGCAGAGTTCGGCTTCGGGCCCACAACATTCTCTGCAGAGCATGGACAATGGCTCACAGATCCTAAGAAGATGAAGAGAGCGGAGAAAGCAGGCCATCCTGGGGAGTTCCCTATAGGAAAAGGCAAAGGACATTGGACAAAGGGTAATGATCCCGCAGAGGGAATGACAAAGGCAATGGATGCTATGAGGGCAAAGATCAAGGAGGCATGGAATGATAGACATTGAGAATCAAATATTCACAGATGTCAAAAACGGTTTCGTCAATACCGACTATGCCAACATAACTATCTTCTCAGATCCGCCTGAAAAGCCTAAGTTCCCATGTGTGATGTTCTTTCAGTCAGATGCAAAGCCTGTATCGCATTACGCTTCAAGGGCTGATATCATGGAAGAGGTAACATTCACAGCCGATATTTACTCGAATAAGGCAAATGGAGCCAAGACAGAGTGCAAAGAGATAGCAACTATTATTGATAACACCATGAGGGTTCTCGGATTTACAAGGATATCCTCATCCCCGTCCTTTTCAATGCCCGACCTTGCGAAAGCGAGAAGGGTTTTAAAATATAGAGCAATAGCCGATTCGTTAACATATACGGATGGCACAAGAACACGTAACTTTATACACACCTTATAAGGAGGAAAAGCAAATGGCAGTATTATCAGCAGGCGTATTCCTGATGGCAGGAAACGACGAAGCTTCTGCAACAAAGGTGATGGATATCGTATCATATCCCGACCTTATGACTGCACCCGCAACAATTGACACCACAACACTCAGCGATTGGATGCATCAGTATATCCCCGGTCTTATCGACACAGGCGGAAACCTTGAATGTCCTGGATGGATGGATGCTCAGTCTCTTCCGAAGATTGGTACAACTGTTCACTATGGCTACATCGGATTTTGGTTTGGTGGCACAAAGGGCGCTGATGGCAATGTAACACCTACAGGTTCAGCACTTAAGATCGGTTGGGAAGGTGATCTTACCGTTACACTCAGCGGTGGCGGAGTAGATGCAGCAGTTCCTGTAAACGCAATCGTAACACCTGGTTCACAGCCTAAGATTACTTACGGAACGATCAGCGGAACATCACTTCTTTCAGCAACAGGCGGTGTAACTAACACCACACAGACATTTGTAGCAACAGCAAGTCAGACAGACTTCACTCTTGCACACGATGCAATCGCAGATCCTACAGTAGTTGTTAACAGCCAGCCTGTAGCCGTTACATGGTCTTCTTCAGACCCTGACACCGTAACGATTCCTGCATGTTCTGCAAACGATGTTGTAATGGTTTCTTATTTCTACAACGCATAAATGGCTTCTCCCCTGCCGAAAGGTGGGGAGAATTATTAAAATAAAGGGAGAAGGACAAAAATGGCAGATAAGAAGATTAAATTAGCAAAGAAAATAGAGTTTGATTTTGATGGCACACACTATGTGCTTGAATATACAAGAAGGTCTCTTGTAAAGCTTGTAAGAGAACTTAAGGCTGAGGGTATCGACCTTCAGGACGTACTTGAGAAAGGGCTTGGCGATATGGATGTATTTACAGGATATATGGTTATTCAGACCATATTCGACACAGCGTTTTGTGTAAATCATCCCAATGTTTCACGTGAAACAAAAGACACGCTCTTTGGCAAGTTCAAGGATAAAGAAGCTCTTGCAGAGAAGCTTTTCGAGATCTGTGCATTTCCTGTAAATACTCTTGCAGATGAGGAAGAGCAGGGGGAAATCAACTGGACGGCAGGGGAGTAACGTCCAGAAGCCTCTTCAAATCTCCCGAGTATCATTCATTCGAGGAAATGTTTAAGGCTGTTCTCCCCTATTATCTATCAATCGGTATGACAAATCACGAGTTTTGGGATGAGGACTCAGAGCTCGTGATTGCATATAGAGAGGCGGATGAAAGAAGATTAGAGAGAGCGAATTATGAGATGTGGCTCCAAGGCTTATATGTCTATCAAGCTATTGGAGCTATCGCTCCCGCTCTTGGGTTTAATCCGAAGAAGCCTGAGAAATACATGGAGAAGCCTATACCTATCACAAAATCAGCACAGGATGCTGAAGAAAAGAACAGCATAGATAAGTTTGCAATGGGACTTATAGCATGGGCTAAAGCAAACGATCCTACACGAGGTAAAAAGAATGGATGAGACCATTGATTCCTTAAAAATTGTCATAGAAACAGAAGTCAAAGATGGCGCTGCCGATAAGATCAAAGAAGTCAGCAAGGCTATCAAGGGCATTAAGACTGCCACGAAAGACTTGGATGCTAAGAGTCTTTCTGCTTTTTCTGCAAGTATGAGCAAAATTTCGGGCTCTATGGAAAGGTTGGCTAAAACTGCTGATGCAGTTCAGTCTATAAAGAGCCTTTCGGGATTTATGCGCTCTATGAGCAGAATCGGAAATGACGGAGAGTCATTTAGCAAGGGCGTAGACACAATGGCAGCCGCCTTATCCAGGCTCGAATCTGTATCTAAAACATTTAACAGGCAGATAGAGGGAATAAAAAATGCGGGTTCAGCTTTTTACAACATCAAAGCTGCGGCCCTTTCTTTACATGGAATAGAAATACCTGACGATGCACGTGTTAACTTAGATAGACTTGCTACCACGGTAGAACGTGCATCAAAAGTCGGAAGTGGTCTTGATGCGCTTGTAAGAGGTTTAAAGAACCTTAAATCTGCTGTGGATAGTGCTTCTCAAACCGATCCCGCAAGACTTGAGCAAGTAGCAAAGCTTCTCGAGAGCTTTTCAGCATCTCTCAAAGGGATCGATTTCAGCACGGGCACTGGGGTAAAAAACATATCTCAGGGCTTAAAGGACTTAGCAAGAATTGGTGGAGGTGATTTTAATCGCCTTATAGACAATCTTACAAATGCAAGGGTAGCTCTTGAGCAGTTCATAAAAGATCTTGGGAAAGATGTAACCCAGGAGGAGATGGATCGCTTCAAGGAGCTTTCTGATGCTCTTTACAAGGTTGCAGATGGTTACAGCAAGCTTGCTGCGGCAAGGAATGCATATGCCAATGCTCCGAAAGGTGCAAAGGGTGATACAGCGCCCGAAGCTCCTAAAGACGGAACACAGGCTCTTATGGGCAATATTGCAGGTTCGCTTGGTCAGCTTCCCTTCGCAGGTAAATTCTTTGGACAGTTAACATCATCTGCTAACTCAATGACCGCAGCGTTTTCTGCTGCAAGTAAAGCAAGTGGAGCTCTTGGCGCTGCTCTTGGTCCGGTTGCCATAGGCTTGGCAGCGGTTGTGGCAGCAGTTCAGGGTGTACAGAAGTACATACAGTTTGTCAACGATCAGTTTAACAAGATGGTCAGCACTCTTTCTAAGGTTGCAGGAACCATAAAAGATGTTGCTGTCGGAGCATTTGATTATTTAAAGGGCAAGCTTGAAGGTATCGGAAAGTCTATCGAGGGATTTGCCAAGGGCATAGCAGATGCTGTAAAGAATATCAGCTCCTTTGGGAAGAGCGTTTCCAAGACGCTCGATAAGTTTAGCGGTTCCTTCTTTAAGAACGTAGAGAAGGGATTTAAGAGCCTTGTGAACATGGTAAAGAGGATGGCTCTTAGAAAGGCTATTAACGCAATCTTTAAGGATATCAATGATTCCTTTGAGAACCTCGTTGCATTCTCTCGTAAGTACGGAACTGAGTTTGCAGATTCGATGGATATGTTTGCAACGTCTGCAAAATATCTTAACAACTCCATCGTAGCAATGGTTTCACCTATCATAAACATGGTGATGCCTGTTTTTGATAAGCTTGTAGATAAGGTTGTTGAGCTGATGAATGCTTTCAATCAGCTTTTCTCGTACTTCTCCGGGGCAAATGAATGGACAAAAGCCATCAAGAATGCTAAGAAGTACGGAGAAGAGGCTGAGAAGTCCTCTAAGAAGCAGAAGAAGCTCAATAATGCGATTCTTAGCTTCGATGAGATTCATAAGCTTAATGGTGATAATGGCAAGGGCAAGGATTTCTCCACAAGTGATTTTGAAGATTGGGTGTTTGAGATCAAAACACTCGATGATCTCTTTGATTATCTTAATGAGAAGCTTAAGGGCTTCATTTCTAATGTTAAGGATTATCTCGATGGAATTGATTGGAGACAGATTAAGGGCGTAGCATATGACCTTGGAGAAGGCATCATGAAGCTCTTAAACTCTATCTTTGGCGATGAGGGGCTTGCTGTAAGACTCGGGAAGTCTCTTGCAGAGGTAATCAACACAGCGTTTACATTCGCTCTTGGTGCTGTTGAAGAATGGGATGCAGGAGCCTGGGGAAGATCCTTTGTTGCCTTCTTTGAAGGTCTGTTTGATACCCTCGATTGGACTCTCATCAGAATGACGTTTGAGAACTTCGGAACAAAGCTCGCGGAGTATTTCAACGCGATATTCAGTGCAGAGGAACTGTTTGAGAAGCTCGGAAAGACTTTAAGCAACGGATTTAATGCTGTTTTATCAGGTATTTCAAACTTTGTAAAAGATATTGACCTTAAGCAGTTCGGTATTGACCTCGGTATTGCTTTCAGAGAGATGTTTGGCAATATCGATTACAGTATGCTGTTTACAACTCTTACAACTCTGCTTAATAAGGTATTTCAGGCGCTTGCGGGATGGGTATCAGAGTCTGACCTTCCCGGAGTAGCCGAGAAGATTGGCACAGGACTTACTGATGGTCTAAAGAATATCAGTTGGACAGATATCAGACAGGGCATTCTTGCTTTCGTAGAAGATATAGACGAGTCAATCAATACACTGTTTGGAAGCTCTGAGCTTATGAGTGAGATTGGCAAGAATATTGCCGAAGGAATCAACACGATTAAGACTGCTATCGCTTCGTTTTTGAAGGTTTGGATGCAGAAAAGGTTGGCGGTGGCATCGGAACATTCATCGACAGCTTCCTTGAAACAAGGAACCTTGAAGGAAAGCTCATGCATCTAACAGAGCTTCCTCAGAAGATACTTAGAATCGTTGCAGAGGCTTTCAAGAATATTAACACAGCGGATCTCGGAAAGAGAATCGGTGAAGGTCTTACAAATGCCATAAAGAATATCAATCTTGACCAAATCGGGACTGATTTATCCACAATTGCTGTAAAGATTGGAGATTTCTTTGGTGAACTGTTTGATAATGTTAGCTTTAAAGACCTTGGCAAGAAAGCATCCGGTCTTGCAAAGAAGTTAATCGCAGCCATTGCTGATATGCTCAATGAGGTTAATTGGGAGGAGTTAGGCTCTGATCTTGCAAGGGGCTTCAATATTATGGCCGAGGATTTCTTTGGCGATGAAGAAAACCTTGGCAATGCCACAAGCATTGTTGATAATATCACCTCATTCCTCAGCTCTTTGCTTGAGAATATCAAATGGGAAGAGCTGTGGGAGAATATCGACACCTTCTTAGAAAAGCTTCCTCTTGAAGATATGTGGTCGCAGATAACGCAGATCACCATAAGATTTTGGGAGACCAAGAGAGTAGCGGTCAAGCAGTGGATAAGTGATGAGATTCAGGGGGCTATAAAGGGTGCGATTGAGCTTGTCAACCAAAAACTCCAGGATGGTTCTGTGTGGGAAGACATACTAAACGTGTTGAAACTCACAGGCCCTGCAGCCATGATGGGACAGCATCCTCTTCAGCAGGAATTACTGTCATGGTTCGGACTTGATGATGGAAGCCTTGCTGACACATTCAGAGAGGCGTTTCCCGATCTCAGCGAGCTGTTTGGCAATCTGAACTTTGAAAATCTTGAGAGGTCTATAGCACAGTCCTTTGGTTCTGCGACTAACACCATTAAAGAGATGGCGGGATCTATCAAGAATGCTCTTCAGCCTGCAATTGATGGCGTAAAGAGCGTGTTTGATAGCATAAAGTCTGTAGTAGATAAGATCTATAACAAGCTGAAGGATTGGGTAAGTAAAATCGAAGATTTGGTCGAGCCTCTTGAAGATGTGGCAAGTTTATTTAGCAAAACATCCGAGACAATAACCGGAAACATCAACAACTCTTCAGGTCCGCGTCCCGGTGAAATGAAGAAGAAAAATCACGCTGTTGGTATGCAGGGCGGTGTTATCTTAAACAGAGGCACGGTCTTCGGAATGGATGGAGACACAAGACTTGTAGGCGGAGAGGCAGGCAAGGAAGCTGTAGTCGGAGTTGGATCTCTTTCAACAATGATACAGAGCAGTGTTCTTGGAGCCATAAGCCCGATGTCAATGTCAACCGCAGTAGAAGCAGGCGTAAGAAGCGCAATGCAGGGTGGTGGTTCCTCTCCTGTTGTTGATGTAACACTAAAGTGTGATTCTGAGACACTGTTCCGTATGGTAAAACAGGGTCAGACAGCGTATAATGGTAGATATCATTTCGTGGAGGATTTTGCATAATGGCTATGTTAACGGTAGATGGTGTAGCTCTTCCTGATCCCGCTTCACTTGAGTGGTCATTACAGGACGTTTCAGACTCAGAGGCAGGACGTACACAGGATGGTAAGATGCATAAGAACAGGGTGACACAGAAGAGGAAGCTCCAGGTGTCATACCCTGCGATTAAGCCCTCAGATGCTTCTGACATACTAAAAGCAATCAATCCCGAGTATGTTGATGTAACATATTACGATGCGATGGATGCTAAGTATGAGACCAAGAAGTTTTATGTTGGTGACAGATCGTGCCCTTGTCTGTTTTGGATCGAGAATAATGCGTTTACAGGAGAGAAGAAGTATTGGGCATCCGTTAAGTTTGACTTCATCGAACAGTAGGAGAAGATATGCTTACATTTTCTCAGGCATTTCTAAATAATATAAAGAATGATAACAGGCATTATCAGATTTCCTTAGAAGTAACTCTAAGGGATCTGACAACCTTAACTATTGAAAACGACCGTATATGGGATGGGACATTCAAGATAGAAGATGCAACGTCCCAGTCGGGTGTTTTATCTATTGGTGCTGCGGTAACAGGAAAGATGACTGTTACCATAAATAACATAGACGGTGCTTATAGTAGTTATGACTTTGCGGGGGCATCCATTGAAGCATACGTTGGTATGGATGGATGCTCTGACCATGTAAGACTTGGTATTTATACCGTAACAGACTCTAACTATAGCGGAGCATCCCTGATCTCGCTTACTGCTAAAGACCACATGGAATACTTTGATGTTTCATGTGAGAACACGACTATATTTAATAGCACGATTACATTACAGCAGATGGTATCAGCTATCTGTTTGCAGTGCGGAGTAGATGCGCCTGACACATATCCCACAATAATGGGATCATATACGATAAGCAAGGCTCCATCCCTTAAATCATTGTCATATGCAGACTTAATCACAAAGGCAGCTCAGATAGCCTGCTGTTATGCCAAGATAGATAATAACGGTAAGTTAAAGTTTGCATGGTATGATTTCCCGGCAGCAGAGTCTGTATTAAATGGTGTTGTAAACGGACAGTTTACAGTTCATGCTGATGGTGTACATGAGATTGATTCCATTAACTCGCTTACAGTTGCAACGGATATCGTCAATGTATCGCAAGTAAAGGTAACAGAAGAGTTTCCGAGTACAGCAGATAATCCGAAGCATACATATACAGCGAGCGGATCAACGACAGCCCTTGAGTATCGATTAAAGATATCAAATAACAGACTGATTGACCATTCAAAGATAGGTGCTGAATGGAAAGGCCAGGATGTAGCGAATAGAATCTATAACTCACTGCATGGGCATTACTTCAGACCATTTAACGCATCAGTTTTGAATAATCCTGCTATGGAAGCAGGCGATATGTGCGTTATAGTCGATAGAAAAGGCAGACCGTATCTCGGATTTATCTCACAGAGAACCTTTTCTGCAGGCAATTATGAAAACCTTGTCTGTGATGCTGCTGAGCCTAAGTCAACTCAGACAGATGTATATACAGCCGAAGAAAAGGCAATGGCGCAGTATGAGTCTGATGCTTATGCGAGAGAGAATGAATACGTAGATAAGCTGATGAATAAGTTTTATACATTCACCAACTCATCACAAGTAGATATCGCAGATGGCGATGAAGAGATGATTCTTCGGATGGACTTTGCATCTGAGACGGGTGGATGGATAATGATGGAAGGCGAGATCCTTGCTGATACCGAAGCAGGGCAAGTAGACTTCCGATATGTATTAAATGGTCAAGAGCTGACAAGAAAGCCTAAGCAGACGGTTGTAGACGGAAAGACGATATTCTCGCTGTTGTTGCCATTTA